TAGTGTTCAGGGTCTAGGATTTCGTAGATGGAATCGTAAAAGCGGGGTGGCTTCATTTTCTTGCCCCGCATGATGACGAAATCGTCGGGGAATACATCGGCCTGATAGGCGTCGAACCATTCTTTGCCAATGCCTGGACGGCGGCTCATCGTCGTGTATTCCGGTTGAAGAACGGTAATTTCACCCGTTTCTTCATTGATTCGAGTGTAGTGATCCTCAGCTGCATTGCCGGTTACTTTCTTCATGATGTACCGAGCAACATAAGCAGCGGACTCGAACGAAACATCTCCCACAGTGCAAAAGCCGTGGCCCCATAGCCGCTCCAAAGTATCGCTCGTATCCAGCCGGACTGAATTGGCGCGCTTAAAAGCTTTGCGGTCAGGAAAATCAAAATTAAATAGACAGGCGTGATAATGAGGCCGTCCAGTAGTATCGCCGTACTCACCACAGTGGAAGTAGCGAATGCGATGGCCAGAGTATTTGAACCGAAGGCGCTTCATGAAGTCGGTGAAATGTTTCTTGTTGAGCGAACCGTCCCGGGGAAGATTCTCGGGCGAGTAAGTAAGCGTGAGAAAGCAATTGCTTTCGTAAAGGGATGCTTCGTGGACGCAACGCATCGCCCATTGGCGGGATCGTTCTAAACGACAGCCCACGCATTGACCGCACGGGAGAGGGACGGGGATTCCATTGGATTCGCTCTTTTTGAAGGTAATTTGACGTTTGCCGGATCGTCCAACGTGAAGCCCCCGATAAGCCTGAATGGGCTTGTAGCACGGCACTTATAGCCGCCACCCACCGCGCATGATGCGGGCAAAATTCTTTTTGTGGGTGCCTGACTTGCGTGTGAAGTCCCTCCGGGACTGTTTACGGGGCATTTTTGAGCGCTTGCGCATGAGTTCTCTCCTTCAAAAGTTAAAAAAAAGACCGGGGTTTTGGCCCCGGTCTAAGAGACTAACAGGATAAATCCTGTCAGTCAGCACAGTTACATCAAGTGAGTAACTGTGCTTACCCGCCTGCAGGCGGGTCGTCAGTCGGCGCGTCGTCGTCCGCAGGGGCGTCCGACGCACCCCCTGGGGTGACATCGCCGTCTGGGGAAGGCGCGCCAGCGTCGCCTTGGAGAATGCCGAGAGACCGCATCTCATTTTCGTTCGCGGGATTCTGCACGAAGTCTAGGAATTGGGCCGGGTCGCCGTTGAAGCGTTCCCGGACCGTCGACGGGAGCTCCGCGAACATGGAGTTCGCCTTAGAGACTACGTTCATTGCCTCGTGGAACGTGGCGGAGTCGGCAAAGCCATACTCACCGCCATGTTGTTGAGCATGGGCAATGAGGCCAGTTCGTTGATATTTGGCCATTATTTTATTGATATCGCATTCGTCCTTCATGGACTGTTTCGTCCGGCCCTTGCCGGTGAAAGCGATTTGATGGCGCGGTGGCCGGTTTGCGTTCGAATAAATTTGTGTCATGGGTCGTTCCTTCCTCTGCGGATATAGATGCGTAGGCGCTCATCGGTTGTTTGGCGTTTCAGCCATTTCTGGAATTCTTCGAATTTTTGAGCGGCTCCAGAGCCTATTCGACCGATGCGTTCCCGTATATCCCGGCTAGTCGCCGGGTCGTTTACGAAGTCCGCGATTGTCCCTATCCAATTGCCTACGGCTGCTGGGCCGGTCATGGCTGCGGCCTGATTAGTGGTAAGGGCGTCGCGGGTGGTATTCAGCGTAGCCGCTGAGTTTGCCTGTCGCGCTTGAGCCTGAATTAGCTTCTCTTGCGCTTTCATGTTTTTCACCTCTTGAGCATGGCGTCGCGCTGCTATGCCTGAGTTTACTGCGGGGGTGACAACATCTTGAGCGACGTACGAAGCGCCCGATGGGCTAGAGGCTCCTGAGTTTGCGGACAGGATTGGGTTGAGCCCAGCTTTGCGAAGGTCTGCGACCTGGCGCTGATGGGCAGTGGAGGACATGCGTTCCTGAAAACGCATTTGGGCGGCGGTAGATGCCGCCGTTTGAGACCGCGAGCGCTCCCCTCCGAGAAGGGAAGCGCCGGCGGCTATTGCTGCGGGAATCCAGGACATGATTGCTCCTAAAAGTGATCAATGTAGCCCGGTACGCCGTAGATCGGCATGGGACGGGCACAACGCATCGAAAAGAATGCGTCCAGGAGGAAGTGTGGCTCCGCAGGGACCGCTATAACGCGGTCTAAGGGTGGTGATTCGACAATGAAAGTCGAGTCGAGGACTGGCAGAGAGGAAAAGTCTTGGCTCAGGTGCCAAGCGTCGAGAGAAGCAGTCGCGGCTGAACGAAATATTCCGCAGATTTGCGAAGGTTTATAACGATACTCCGCGAACCGCTCCTGATAACCAAATACCGCCGTGTCGCTCGGGGCTGAGTTTTGGTAGTAGATTTCTTGGTTGAGGACGGCTTGCTCACCAATGTGAGCGAGCGCGGGCCAGTAGAAGTCATAGCGGGTCTGCCTTTTCCAGTGACGTTGAACACCCTGTTGGTATGTGAGATCGGCTCGTACTGCTACGAGGCCGATAATCATCGAGTGTTCGGTGAAGGATTTTGTGAATCCGTGGTTGTGGAGGCTAGCCGTTCCGTATGCCGAGAGGTTGCCCTGAGGAGTTGTACCGGTTTCTGATGTTTGGGGCACCTGTTGAATCATAACGGGGGAGGAACCGCCTCCAAGGTATTCCGGCCGCTGAAGTCTTGCGTCCGGTGAAGTAACGCCGAAGTGAGATTTAACCACCTCCGTGTATCGCGTTCCCCCTCGTGCGTCCCGCTCGAGGAGTTTCTGAATTTGGAACGCTTGGCGAAGCTGATTGATGGTGGCCGCAGTCGCGGTTGAGAGGTCGGCGTAAATGTCCGGGAGATCGCTACTGAGGGAGCCAGTCCCTCGGATGTAAAAGTCGATCAGCCCGGAGTGGGTAGCGTTGGTATAGGTGAGGTCCGTGCCGGTAGCGTCCTTCATGGCGTTGGCGCCGGGTGTAGAAGGGTAGGTCGCAGTCTTGAGGATACCGAGCCCGGAGATTGGTGCAGACGTTCCTAGTGGAAGGTCGACCGAATCGCCTTTCTGTGGCCAAGGCAGGCAAGAAGTGAAGTAATCGTGGCGTTTGCCACGTTTGAGCAAGTTGTAATTAGCAGCTGTATCAGGTCCGTCGCCAGTGTTCTTCGTGGCTGAGTCCTGAAGGTTCTCATCGCGGAACCATTCGTTCCAGATGAGGTTGTAGGCGCGAAAAGCAAGCGAGTTGACTTTGATGGGTAGCGCCGTGGGGATACCGAAATAGTCGCCTAGCGTGTTCTCGGCGAACGTATCGGTGACGGTTGGGACTGTGAAGTCCGTTGAATCGCCGGGGTCAGTTTGTGCACCGCAAAATTTCTCCCAGTTATCCCACAACAGTCGGTTGGGGACGGCGAAGAAAAAAGTATCCATGAACAGGTTGTCCATGAGCGGGTAGATCGGCGTGGCGAGACGGGCAAAGCCCGTCATTTCAAGGTTGAAGGTGTCGCCGGGTAGAGCCTCGTCGACGAGGATAGGAATGAGCCAACCACCATCAAAGGTGGTTTTGACCCCATGTGAGCGATCGAACGACGATCGGGGGATTTCAGCGCGGGGAACCTCGCTGAATTTGTGTTGCATTACTGAGGGGATCTTGCTCATTGGGTTTTGACCTCGTGGAGAGTAGCGGGGGCCTGAGATTCCCGAAGGAGCTCCAGGCCGTTATGGACGCTCTGTGGAGCGATAGAGTCGATTCTAGCGGTTGAATCGTCGAAGGTTCCGAGTCGGAACAGAGTGTAATCCTGAGGGTGCGCAGCGAATTGATGATCGTTCGCGTTTACGCAGTCGGAGAAAGTTCGGATAGCGACGCCTTCTTCCGGAAGGAAGAACGGCGGTAGATAAGATTTGGCTTTTTCGTCGTAAATCGCAAATGCTTTTAAGATCATGATAATCCTCTTTTTAGTTGTGATATTTGAGCAGTTTTTACGGTTTCCCGTACCGCTAAGCGGTCGGGTGTTTGGTCGGATTGGTGTTTCTTTGCTTGCCGAATTCTCTCCTCTTTAAGTTGTTTGTAGTGTTCAGGGTCTAGGATTTCGTAGATGGAATCGTAAAAGCGGGGTGGCTTCATTTTCTTGCCCCGCATGATGACGAAATCGTCGGGGAATACATCG